CCTTGAAGGCGGCGAGATCGATGTCGATGCGGTCGATGTCGAAGCGCACCGGCACGTCGAAGCGAAAGCCGGCGCGGATGATGGCGCCATTGGCCGGGGTGGCGGCCGGCTTGAAGGTCAGGAGGCCGGTGGTTGCATCGAGGGTAAAATCGCCGTCATCGACAGGCACGCCGCCGACCTGCACGATGACCGAACCAGCCACCGGCTTGGCGATCATCCGCTCGGTGCTGCCGCCGGCATCACCATAGACCTTGCGCAGCGCAAACGTCCTGGTGTCGCCATCGCCGGTGCCGATCCGCTGATCCGCAGACGAGACCGTCTGCTCCGGCCCGCAGGACATGAAATCGACCGGGTCGGCAAAGCGAAAGCCATAGAGCTGGCCGGCGCGCGCCTCGAAGAATTCCAGCACCGCATAGAGATCGGCCACCGAGCGCAGCCCGGAGCCGACATCATAGCGCCGCCGCGCATCCTTCCAGCGGCTGTTGCGGCTCTCGCGGCCATTCGACAGCGAGACGATATCGGTGCGCCGCGACGGCCCGCCCGAAGTGCCGAGCGCCAGGCGCAACGGAAACTGCACGTCATGGAAAGAGGGCATGGGGGTGGTCTCCTAACGGCCCCGCCGGCCGCGGCCGACGGCGCGGGTCAGCATGGCGTTGATCTGGCCTTCGGAGCGGCGGAAGCTGTCTGCGTCGTTGGCCTGGACGTGGAAGACCACCTGCAGCGTGCCGCCGCTTTCGCCTGCGGCAACGCCCAGCCGTCCATCGGCGCCGCGCCGCAGCGGCATGATGGCTTCCGCGCCCGCCTCGCCCATCAGGCCGGTGCCGCCGGCCATCGGAAATGCGGTGGGCTGGCTGACGACGCCGCCATGGGCAAAGGCCGTGGCATTGCCGAGCGAATGGGTCAGGCCCGCAAACATTCCTGTCAGCGCGTTCTCCAACGGCTGCAGCCCGACATCGAGCGAGATCGACGAGAAGCGGGTGGCGATGGATTGCAGCACCGCGCCGAGGCTGTCGCCGTCGAGCACCGCCCCCTTCAATGCCGAGGTGATCGCCGAGCCGAAGGCACGCGAGCGCTCCTCCAGATCGTCGAGCACCTGCTTGAGTTCGTTGGCTGTTTCCAGCGTCTGGTCGAGGTCTTCGGGTTGCATGGGGCTCTCCTGTGCGGGCGTCCGCTTCTATGAAGGGCGGTCCGGCCAGCGTTGCATCAATGCCATGAGCGCCGGACGATCTGTGGCGGCGCGGGGCGGCGGCGGTCCCGACAGCGCCAAAAGTTCGCGCGGCGTCATCGCCCAGAACGTCTGCGGGGCAAGCCGCAGCCGGCCAAGTCCGAAACCGAGCGCCATCTCCCAGGGGAAGGATGCGGCCCCTGTCTCGGTCAGGCGACCGGCTGCGGCATCGGAGGGTTTTGGGGGACGCCCCGCTTTTCGGTCAGAAAGGCAGTGGCCAGCAATTGCGTCACCAGCCGCACCGCGCCTTCGACGCCCCCCTCGATGCGCATGTCGGCGACGTCGGCATCGTCGATGACATTACCGCCGCCGCGCAGGGCAGCGGCGAGAATGGCGATGATGGCGGCCGCGCCGATGCGGCCCTGGGCCAGCCGGCCGGCGAGATCGCCGATATTGTCGACCCCGAAGGCCGTTTCGATCTCGGCCAGCGCCCCGAGCGTCAGGCACAGAATCCGGCGTTCACCGTCTATGATCGCCTCGACCTCGCCGCGCCGGCCATTGGCCCGGCCGGTCCTGCCAGGAGCTGCCATCACAAAGCTCCAAACGTGAGTTGACCGGCGCTTTCCAGCGCCAGATCGAACAGCACCTCGCCATTGTACTGGCCGGAATATTCGAGCGCGGTGATCTGCAGCGGGCCGGTGACGGTGCCGAAATCGGGAATGACTACCTGCCAGTCGAGGATGGTGCCGGCAAAGAAGGCTGAGCGCACCGCCATGTCGGACGCCTGGTCCTTGAAAATGCCGGAGCCCGACACCGAGGCCTTCCGGACACCGGCACCCTCCAGCAGTTCGCGCCAGCGGCCGGCGCTTTCGGCATCGGTGATGTCGACGGGCGCCGCATTGAAGGCCAGCCGCCGCGAGCGCAAGCCGGCCACCGTCTCGTAACCGGCGCCGCTGTCGATCTTCAACAGCAGATCCTTGCCTTTCTGGGCCGTCATGATCTTTCCTTTCGGGTGGGGAAACGAAAAAAGCGCCCGCTGGGGCGCCTGGGAAGAAGAGATATTTGAAAGAAATGCCGTTAGCGAGGTGCCAGCGAGCGCTGGATAATCTGCGCAACGTCAGGGAGGGAGATCAGCAATGTTCGCTCCAGGCCTTTCGCCGATCGGAAGCCGAACTTCTTATAAAAAGTAACCCCTTCATCATCCAATGCGTGCACCATTACTGCACGGAAGCCGACAAACTCGGAAGCGGATAGTACAGAGGAGAAAGCGTGATACAAAAGGAGGGTTCCAAGTTGGCGGCCCTGATGATTGCGATCCACTGCCAGCCTTGCCAGCAAGGCCACTGATATATCCTTAGGCGCACCATGCCCACCAATCTGCCGAGGCGCATTGTCGCGACTCATCATTCCGCTGCAGAGCGCATGAAAGCCGATGACGCGACTGTTGGCGTCGACCACGACGAACGTTCGTGAATGTCCCTCGCGCTGGTTCTCGATAGCCGTATTTTTCAAAAACGTGTCAAGACTTGGCTTACCGCTGTCAAAATCTTCCAGCTTGTGGCTTTCCAGAAGAAGCGTCGGCTTGCCGGGCATTGTCAGTCTATCCACTGCGGCAACGCGCGGAAACGCCTGACGACATCGTCGTTATCCCGTACAGGCTCCGAAAGAAGAGCTTCGACATTGTCGAACACGGCAGCATCAAGCTTGAGAAAGCGCTGATCCAGAAGTTCTTTCTGCGCGAGCGCATAAGCAGCTTCGGTGACGAAGGAAGTGACCGATTTTCCATGGATTTTGGCCGCACGCTGAATGACGTCCAAAGTCCCCGAATCCATGCGGAAGGAGACGGTCTCAGTTTTTCTGATCGCGCTCATGCATATCATTCCCTCTATGACCTGAGTGAGAGATATACGCAAAATGTATCGACATTGTCAATACAATCCCCGTCACTCCGTCACCGCGCGGAACCGCATTTCGGCCAGCAGCGCATTGGTTTTCGGCTCTCGGCGCACCCGGGTGGTGCGGTGCTGCAGATTGACCAGCACGGCTGTTTCCAGGCTCGGCGCTGTGTCCTCGAACAGTTCCATCACCCGGGCAGCGATCGACTGGACTTCGAGCCGTCCCGGCGTGTCCGACCAGGCCTCGATGGTCAGTTGATGTTCTTCGGAATCCGGGCCGAAATCGCTGCTGACGATGTCGGAGATCACCAGGTAGGGCATCGCCCGGCCGCTGGCGCGGTGGTCGAAAACACCGTGGTCGCCGAGCATCGCCTGCAATTCGGCATCGGTGGCGAGCGTCTGATAGAGCGCCTTCTGAAGGGCATTGGCGGCATAGGCCATGTCATTGCTCCGTGGTGCGGCAGACCAGGTAGCGGCCGCTGTCGTCGGGATCGTGCACCGTCTGGATGGTAAACACCCGCGATCCCTTGCGGAAGCGCAGGCCGGGACTGACCGCCGCGGAATGGCGGATCCAGATGCGATGGGTGATGGACTGCCGCTCGGCATGACCGGTTTCCTCGCGCTCGGCGCTGACCGGCTCGATGCGGGCCCACAGAGAGGCCGCAACGGCATGGCTCTGCGTCACCCCACCCTGCCCGTCCGGCGTCTCTGAAGGTGACTCAAGGTCAAGCCGGGCCGTCAATTGTCCGGCATCGAAGAATGTCAGCAGCATCTCAAAGCCTCCGGATCAGGTAGGGAGCGATCAGCCTGTCATAGCCCTCCGGTATGACAGAAGGTTGATCGGCAGGGCAAACCGCACCGCGAAATTCATACATCTGGGCGATGTGGGTCAGCATCGCCCGCTTCAGCACGTCGGGCACATCCGTGCCTGTATCGCCAAATCCGGCGACGAAATCGATCTCGATGCCGTTGAGCGGCTCGCCGGGATTTGGCCGCTGCCGCAGATACAGGCGCGCCGGGCTGGCTTGGCCATCCAGCAGATGGCCGTCCAGGCTGACGCCCTGCTCGGCGCCCTCGGCATCGAAGATGCGGATTTCGGTGATCGCCTGCACCGGCATCCGGGCAATTTCGACCACGCCATCGTCCGGCCAGCGATCCAGATAGAGCCGAAAACCCTGGCTGATCAGGGCAAGGCCCGTGCTGCGGTGGAGATGGTCGCGGGCGGTGCGGATCAGGCTTTCGAGCAGGTCGTCCTCGTCGGCGTGATCCAGTCTCAGATGCGACTTCACATCGGCCAGCGTCAGCGGCTCCGCGGCAGGCGGGGTGATCAGGGCATAGGTCATGGCGGGTCCAAGAATTTGTTCATGAATAGAAGC